AACACCATTGGCGAAGCCGCCTTGATTTCAATTGCTGAATTTGGCGAACAAAACATACAGGGCTACTTCCTTAGTGAACCCAACGGTGGTGGTAGTCGTAGATATCGCAAAGGATTCAATACCACAAACAAGCCCAAACTGGCAGCCTGTAACAAACTAAAAATATTGATAGAAACTGGACGCATGAAAATACGCAGTTCTAGCTTGGTTTCAGAACTTAAAACCTTTGTAGCAAGTGGTGTAGGCTATGCGGCCAAACCCGGCGAAACTGACGATTTAGTAATGAGCACAGTGCTAGCGGTGCGTATGCTACAGCTGCTACAAACCTATGATAATGAAATCAATAATCAGCTGAGAGATCACGGCGATGTTATCATTCCTCCTATGCCGTTCATCAGCGTAATGCGCTAAATACACTACTATGTCAGATATCACATCCGCTCGCAAATTATTTGATCTACTAGTTAGTAGAGATTTTGACCCAGAAATGCTAGACAGTTCTGGTAAACCCGCACCAGATCCTTCAGAAGCTGAAATATTCAGCTTTGACTTCCGTGCCCGTTCTGGCAAAGATTACGGCACAGTAGTAATCATGCTAGGTGACGATAACAACCTTGAAATTTACTGCTCCGACAACGTAGGCCGCAGCATGGAAGGCGATGACAAAAACGATTGGTTTGCTTTCTTAGAACAGTTAAAAAACTTTGCTGTTAGAAACTTTATGAGTTTTGGCATTAAAAATTTAAATCGCCTGCGTTACAGTATGCAAGGACAAGCGGCTATCAAAGAAGGCCTGTTTGAAAGTTGGACTGGAAATAAAACAACTAGCTGGAATGGTGCTGCAACTGAAGCACGGTTAATGATTCGTCATAAAAAGAACATAGCCGAAGGCGATGCTCGCTTCCGCCATATTGAAAGTTTGTTTATTGAAACGGCCGACAGCGAACGTTACAAGTTACCGTTTACTAGTTTAACAGCTGGCCGCGCCATGTTAGAACATGTGCGTCAAGGTGGCCGCCCTTATGATCCACGTGGCAATCATATTGCAGAAATGGTCACAGAATTAGCAGTGTTGAGTCGTTTCCGTAGAGCCAATCAAGGCCAGATCTTTGAAGGTGATACACAGCAATTGGTAGAACAAGTTCAGGAATATCAATCAAACTTGCAAAGAAGTCTTAAAGGTCTTGGCACCCGCACTGGATACGCCACATATTTTGAATCATGGAGCCCTGCAGAAATATCAGAGCAAGATGTAGTGATTGAAAGTTTAAAAAGTCTTTTTGTCAAGCAGAGCATTGACACAAGAATTGAGTCGGCACTTCCCTTGCTGGCCAAAATACAACAACAAGGAACAGCAATGAAAGAAGCCAACATATTTGAAGCCTGGGCAGATCGCCTGGTAGAAGGAACATGGCAGTTGCCAGACACACCGGAAAAACAAGCTCAACTGCTTGAACTCATGAGTACAGAGTTGCCAGTGGGCGCTGATGCAACCAATGTCACAGAACAATTGTATGACTTGTTGGGTGATGATGAGTTGTTTGACCAATTAGAAGCATTAGCCGAGCGCGATGCCAATGCTGATGCTCGCCAGGTAATTTATGATCGCATGCAGATGTTGAGCAACGATCCGGATGTGTTAAAAGTAATTGAGCAACTTCAAATTGATCCTACTGCTGAAATGAATCCTCCTGAAGCCACCAACCCTAGTGATTTAGAGCCAATGAACGAAAGTGTATTAACTGATGATACCGGTTCAAAACTGCAACATATCATGGATACATTTAAACGTGATGTTCGAGACTTTGAAGAAACTGACGAATTAAGTGACGACCTATACAATGCATTGTACGACTACTACGATGACGATATGCCATACGGTGTTAAAAAAGCTCGTTCCGGTGATCCGCACGAATGGGTAGCTGATCGTTTCGCTAAAGATTTAGGGCATCCTGGTGCTGGCATGAATAGTCCTAGCGATCCAGATGAAGACTACAGCATTGAGCGCGAAAGTGTCATGCACGGCGACTATGCTGAAGAGGCTGGAGATCCATTAAGCAGTATTCTTAAGAGTGCCGGCGTTCCGGCTGAAGTAACTCCAGCCCCTGACTACATGACTGGTGATATGGAAGAAGGTATTGTTGGTGGCGCTTTAGGTGCTGTAGCTGGTGGATTGGTAGGAGGGCCTGCTGGTGCGGTAAGAGGTGCTTCGATTGGTAGTTCAATTGGTGATGCAATCAGCCCAGACGAAACCGACGAAGCAGTAATTCTTAATCCAAATTTGGCCATTCATGGACCAGATGAAAAATTTGCTAATCCAGGTGTGGATGCTAGCCTAAATGCAAGTTCAAAATATCAAGATATTTTAAACAAAATAGGAATGCCTACAAATAACTCTTCTCCACAACAATTACCAGCTAAGGAAATGGGCAAGGCTGATATTGTCGATATTGAAGAATATCAAACACCAGGCGGAACATATACCGATAGTGAAGGACAAAGCGAACAAGACATAGTTAATACTTCAGACCTTGAAAGATTAAAGAAAAACTTAGGAGTTCGTCCAGGAATAAGTCCACAAGGACCATACGATACCAATAAACTTGGTGGCCCAAATATGAAACCAGATGTAACGACTGAATCACCATTGCAAGGCCAATACGGACACAGTGGTAAAATGAAAGCAGTAGACAAAGACTTGTCATTTTTGGATAGACTCAAAGAACTCTCCGGAATGAAGAAGTAATTTAACATTCTGAACAACCGCGTCATAAATAGTACTTGACGCTAAGAAATAAAGCGTATATACTACACAGGTGCATACGCTTTTTTCTTTAGTATCACAGGCAACGTAACATCTATACAATAGATAGGCAACAACCATAAACAATTTGAAAGGCAACTTATTATGGCATCTTTAGCAGAAATTCGTGCGAGACTCGCACAATCAGAAGGTAAACAACAAGGCGGCAACTCCACAGGTGGCGATAATGCAATTTATCCACACTGGAATATGGATGAAGGTCAAGCCGCAACACTACGATTCCTCCCAGACGGTAACACCAAGAACACATTCTTTTGGCAAGAACGTGCTATGATCCGCTTACCATTTAATGGTATCAAAGGCGAAATGGAATCAAAACAAGTTTATGTACAAGTTCCGTGTATGGAAATGTGGCAAGAAACTTGTCCAGTGCTGACAGAAGTTCGCACTTGGTTCAAAGATAAAAGTCTAGAAGAAATGGGTCGAAAGTATTGGAAAAAACGCAGTTACATTTTCCAAGGCTTTGTTCGCGAGAATCCAATTGCTGACGACAAGGCTCCGGCTAACCCAATCCGTAGATTCATCATCGGTCCTCAGATCTTCACAACTATCAAATCAGCATTGATGGATCCTGAATTGGAAGAATTGCCAACAGACTTGATGCGTGGCCTGGACTTCCGTATCACCAAAGGAGCCAAAGGCGGCTTTGCTGACTATTCAGGTAGTAAATGGTCACGTAAGGAAACAGCACTAACTGAAGCTGAACAAGCAGCCATTGCTGAACACGGCCTGTTTGATCTTTCAACATTCTTGCCTAAGAAACCCTCCGAAGCAGAAGTTCGGGTAATCAAAGAAATGTTTGAAGCCAGTGTTGATGGTCAAACGTATGACACAGAACGTTGGGGTCAGTACTTCCGTCCAGCAGGTGTTAGTGCTCCAGCAGGTACTAGCAGTGCTTCTGCGGTAGCAAGTGCTCCAGTACCAGCAACAGCAAGTGCGCCAGCATCTGTATCAAGTGACTTTGATGACGAAGAGCCACTAGTGGCAACGGCTCCTGTAGAAGCTAAACCTTCCACAGACAAAGCACAAGATATCTTGGCAATGATCAGGGCACGTCAGAAAGTCTAATTAATGCTGTCGCATTTAGATCGCACGTTGTTCCCAGACCGCTGTGAGGTAATTGAAGTCATACCCTCACAGCGGTATGTCTACGTAATTTTTAAAAATGGACATACTAGTTTCTTCACACCACAAAAAAAGAACAACTGGCCAATACGTATTAATCAACAGATTCAACGAATTAATACAATTGATGTGATCATAAGAAATCCTGAAGATAGATTAATCTCTGGGATCAATACATTTATACAACACACACTAAGAGATAATCCGGATCTTGATCCGGGCACAGTAGAATGGTTTGCGTTAAATTACATCTCATTAAATAGACATTATGCTTCACAATTTATTTGGTTACTAAACTTGGCAAGATATTTAAATCCCAATGCAACATTAAACTTTTTACCAATGTCAGCCGTTGGAGAAGTTACTGGAAGAAATTCAAAACCTGAAGGAGTTCTTCCAGCCAATGTGGCATTGATAGAAAAAATTTTTTTAATAAAAAACAACGAAATGTATCAACGTATAGACCTAGCAATATTTAACTGCATTGGGCAGTCGATGACGTTTACAGAATTATTAAAACATATAAAAACTGCTGATGCTGCCGCGTACGAATACGTAGTTGAATATGCACAACAGATTTTAAATCCAACTTATGTATTGTCCTAGACTAGATCATTTTGTTCGCTTCAATCCTAACGGTACCGTAAGCCGATGCGGCCACATGGTCGATGCACCGCAATACTTGTCATTGGCAGATATGGAGTCCAGTTCCTGGCTAGCCAACACAAAAGAATTATTTAAATTTGGTAAATGGCCCAAAGAATGTGTGCGATGCCAAGAAACCGAACCCGATAGTATAAGAATATATGCTACAGAATTGGACCATCAAACTATACAAAAAGATTATTTACAAGTGGGCGGCGTATTAGATAATTTATGCAATGCCGCTTGTCAAACTTGCAATCAAAATCTCAGTAGCAGAATAGGCAGTTTGAATGGCCCTGGATTTCCTATAATCAATAATATTGATCAATTTTGGTGCCTGCCACAAGAACGAATTGTGCATTTAGATATCAATGGCGGAGAACCTAGTTATAGTAAAAACTACAAGAAAATTTTATCTAATTTACCACCAAATCTTAAAACGTTACGACTTAACACAAATTGTAGCACAGTATTGACTGAGCTGACAGATATAGCCAATTGCGGTATTGAAGTCACAGTGACAGTAAGTTGTGATGGCATTGGCACAGTTCACGACTTTGTGCGATGGCCCATACCTTGGCAAGATTTTTACCGTAATTTGATGACCTATAAAACAATGCCAGTAGCATTAAATTTATGGACGACTGTTAGTGTCTTGAATGTTAATGACTTGCCTAACATTCAAAAATTTGCCAAGGAGCATAGTATTGATCATAGTTATGCTTATTTAAAAACACCTTTTGAGTTGAGTGTTGATAACACCGATAGTCATGCTAGAGATGCATATATAGAAAAACAAAAACAAATAAGAGGTATAGTATGAAAATAGCCATAACTGGACACACTGCGGGCATAGGTCAAGCTCTTACTAAAGAATATCAGTCTGGCGGTCATGAGATTGTGGGCCTTAGTCGGCGCGACGGTAACAACATTCGCAATATTCCTAAGATTTGTGATCAAATTGAACCTTGTGATATTTTTATCAATAATGCACAAGCCGGATATGCACAGACTGAGTTGTTGTTTG